CTTGCCAGATGCTTTGTCATATATTGACCAGTTAGCCGTGACTTCTTACTTTGAGGATGACCAAGAAGATGAGTGGGAGCCAGTTGACATAATTAGTGGGGTTTAAATGGCAACAGACAAAGAAGTGAAGATCGAAGATCAGGGTGGTTACGATGAGCCTACACAGGCTGACAAAGACTTAACTGCCTTTGTTGTTGACCATTGTGATCGTTGGCGTGATTACAGAAATACCAACTTCCTTCCCGATTGGCTAGAGTACGAGCGCATCTTCCGTGGTGAATGGGCAGTAGAAGACAAAACCCGTGAATCAGAGCGTAGCCGTATTGTTACCCCTGCCACCCAACAAGCAGTTGAGACTCGCCATGCTGAGATCATGGAAGCAATATTTGGTCAAGGCGACTTCTTTGACATTGAAGACAACATCCAAGATGTCAATGGAAACCCCATAGATGTGGAGATGATTAAGCGTCAACTCACAGAAGACTTTAAGAAAGACAAGATTAGAAAAGCGATTGACCAGATTGAGTTGATGGCTGAAATCTATGGCACAGGCATAGGTGAAGTTGTAGTGATGACTGAGACAGAGTATGTTCCTTCAACTCAGCCGATACCAGGCCAAGCAGGGCAAGCGGCTATTGGAGTATTAGAGAGAGAACGCATTGCGGTCAAGATTTCTCCTGTAAATCCAAAGAACTTTCTGTTCGACCCCAACGGAACTAGCGTAAATGACTGTATGGGTGTGGCAATTGAGAAATATGTCTCTATCCACAAAATTGTCCAAGGCATTGAGGCTGGTATCTATCGCAAGGTAAACATTACCACCTCTGGTGACGATTCTGACCTTGAGCCTACCCAAGAAGTAAGCCAATACCAAGATGAGAAAGTCTTGTTGTTGACCTACTACGGCTTAGTGCCAAGGGAATACCTAGAGAATCTAGAAGAAAACAAAGACATTGTTGACCTTTTCCCAGATAACTCTGAGGCAGAGGAATATGCTGACTTGGTAGAAGCCATTATTGTTATTGCCAATGATGGGCAACTCCTAAAGGCTGAAGCCAATCCCTACATGATGAAGGATCGTCCCGTCTTGACCTATCAAGATGACACAGTTCCTAATCGCTTGTTGGGTAGAGGCACAGTAGAAAAAGCGTTCAATATGCAAAAGGCTATTGACGCACAGACTCGTTCACACCTAGATTCCCTTGCGCTGACCACTAGCCCCATGATTGCTATGGATGCTACCCGTTTGCCAAGAGGAATGAAGTTTGAGGTAAAGCCTGGCAAGGCGATCTTGACCAATGGCGCACCTTCTGAGATTCTCTACCCCTTCAAGTTCGGTCAAACTGACCCTAACAACTTGGCTACGGCTAAAGACTTTGAACGTATGTTGTTACAAGCAACGGGAACTCTTGATTCCCAAGGCATGATTAGCAATGTGGCTAGAGATGGTGGTCAAGGCGGTATGTCTATGGCAGTTGCCTCTATCATCAAGAAGTACAAGCGCACTTTGGTGAACTTCCAAGAGGATTTCTTGATTCCATTTATCAAGAAAGCGGCTTTCAGGTTCATGCAGTTCGATCCAGAGCGTTACCCCTCTGTTGACATGAACTTCATTCCTACGGCAACGCTTGGAATTATTGCTAGAGAGTACGAGCAACAGCAGTTTATTGGCTTATTGCAAACACTTGGCCCGAATACCCCCGTCTTGCCTGTCATTCTGAAGGGCATTTTGGCTAATTCAAGTCTGTCTAACAGGATGGAATTGATTGCAATGTTGGAGAAGATGAGTCAACCTGACCCACAAGCGCAACAAATGCAACAAGTGCAACAGCAATTGGCATTGCAAGCGGCACAAGCACAGATTGCGGTTCAGACTACTCAGGCAGAACAGAATCGTGCAGAGGCTCAGAAGTTAATGACTGAGGCACAGTTGATGCCACAAGAAGTTCAAGCCAAGATGAGTGCATCTTTGACCAAGAATCTACCCAATGAGGCTGATGCCAACCAAAGGGAGTTCGATAAGAGGGTCAAGATTGCTGATTTGATGCTCAAAGAGGCTGACATCAAGAATAAATCTAAGATTGTTGAGTTACAAATGGCTGATAAACTAAATTCTCAGTCACAAGTTAAACAAGACTTCCTTACTAAACTTACAGATGGTCTAAAGAATGGCTAATATCAAGGAACTTATCCAAAGCATTGAGTCAACAGACTCATCTTTTGATGAGAAGTTAGATGCCATCAATAAGATGGAAGAAACCTTGGTGGCAATGCGCCAACAAGAGGAAAAGGCTGTTCAAGACAATGTAGATTTGATAGTTGAAGCCATCAAAGTGATGGAAAACAAGGTCACAGCACAACTAGAGGTTGCCAAGTCAATTGTTCCTGAAAAAGGTGACAAGGGTGACAAGGGAGATAAGGGTGCAGATGGTCGCCAAGGCATAGATGGCAAAAATGGGCGAGATGGAGTAGATGGAAAAGACGGAATAGACGGAAAAGATGGTGTTTCTGTCTCCAATGCTCAGATTGACTTTGATGGTTCTTTGGTTATTACCTTGTCTACTGGTCAAGAGATCAATGTGGGAGAGGTAGTCGCTCCTGAGTTACAAGAGAGAATCAAACTTGTTACTTCTGGCGGTGCGGGTACAGTTTTGCCAGACCAATCTGGTAATGCAAACAAGTATTTAAAGACAAGTGGAACTACGCTGTCTTGGGATACATTGAATGGCTCAGATATTGACTTATCTAGTCCTCCTACCATTGGTAATACAGCACCAAATACTGGCACATTCACAACACTAATCGGTGGTGGTAGTTCTGCCAACTACGGACAGTTAACAGGCGGTGCGACAACCAAGGCGGTTGAGTTTCAGACCCTTGGAAGTGACTCAAACATTGCATTGGTGCTAGATACTAAAGGAACGGGTGCTATTGACCTAGCGGCTGGTTCTAGCGGTGTGAATATAAGTAATGGTGGTACTGTTACTGCGTTGACAAGAACTGCTGGTGGTACAGGATACACAGTTGCCCCTACTGTTACTATTTCTGCCCCAACGACTGCTGGCGGTGTTCAGGCTACTGCAACTTGTACTGTTACTGCTGGCGTTGTTGATACGGCATTTACAATTACTAACGCTGGCTCTGGCTATGTAGAACAACCAACAATTACATTTACGCCTGTAAGTGGTGGTAGTGGTGCTACTGCTTATGCTACTGTGGGTAGTGAACCTACTGTTAAATCTTTATTTGGTGGTGTTACTACGGGAGGTTTGGCTTTTGCAACTTCTGCTGGTAATCAAGTAAAAATTGTTGATGTTGGAGATGGAACACGACCAATTCATTTATTTGGTGGTTCTGCTGGTGCGGCACAAGTAGGTGGGATATATCAATCAACATCTGCGGCGGCATTAGCATTTTCAACAAATACAGGCCCACAAGGATTTTATACAGGAGGGCGCTCTTCTGGTGAGCAAATGCGCGTAGCCCACACAGCCTCTGCTGTTAACTATGTACAGGTGACGGGTGCTACAACAGCAAGCAAAGTTGTTGCTATTTCTGCCCAAGGTTCAGATACAGATGTTACTTTGTCGCTATCACCAAAAGGCGCAGGAACAATTAGATTTGGTACACATACAGGTACTATTTTGACTCCAACAGGCTATATCACTATTACAGATAGTGGTGGTACAACTCGCAGACTTTTAGTAGGATAAAACATGGCATTACTCAAATCAATCGACACAGACTATGGGATTCCAGCAACTTACTGGAACATTGGCGCAGTCCAAGAAGACTTTAAAGGTCAAGGCACAGAAATCACTTTCTACGGATATGCCTCACAACAGGCTAGGGAGCAAGGCAAACAACCCTTATCTGCTGGTAAGGTACAGATTAGCGGTAGTGACTATGTAGCGGGTGCTGATAGAGCGCAGTTATACGCAATCATTAAGCAAAAGCCTGAGTTTGATGGCGCAACAGATATTTAAGGAAAAATATGGCAACGACAGTAACCCTAAAACCTAATGCGATTGACCTCTCTGGATCGACTTCAGGGACAACTACATTGCAAGCAACTGCGGTGGCTGGTACTACCACCATCACATTTCCTGCGGCAACTGATACCTTGGTTGGCAAGGCAACGACAGATACCTTAACCAACAAGACTTTGACTAGCCCTGTAATCAGCACAATCTCTAATACTGGTACTCTAACTCTACCAACATCGACAGATACCTTGGTGGGTCGGGCAACCACAGACACTCTGACAAACAAAACGCTAACTACACCAGTTATCAGTTCACTTTCATCTGCATCTGCTACTGCGCTAACTTTGCAATCTGCTGGTACTACAGCAGTAACTATTGATACTTCACAGAATGTGGGGATTGGGACGACTACGCCAAATACAAGAATTCAATCTACTGTCGGTTCAAACGGGTCTGGTGTTGTAGTTGGGCTTCGTTTGCAAAATGTGGGGACTACTGCTGGAGATGGCGCAAAAATCTTATTTACTGCTGGAACATCTACTAATGGTGCTGGTATTTCATCAACTGGAGTAGCGTTAGATTCTGCTGATTTACGCTTTGATACGGGTGGTTCTAATGAGCGTATGCGTATCGGTTCTGATGGCAGATTATTTGTAAATTCTACTAGTACAGCCTCATATTTTGATGGCAAAATAAATTCTTATGGAGATGCTGCCGTTCCAGCACTTTGCCTTAAAAATGATGGAACTGGTGGACAATTTACCGCTTCATTTTGGAATATGTTAACTTCAGGCAACAACATTTTTGCTAATTTTTTAACAGAAACAAGTCCTACTATTCGTGGAAGTATTTCATACAACAGGTCTGGCGGATTAACTGTTTATAACACAACATCTGACTATCGTGCAAAAACTGTTACTGGCTCTGTTCAAAATGCTTTGTCAAAAGTTGCTTTGCTTAAACCATCAACAGGGCGAATGAATGGCGCAACTGAAGACATCGATTTCTTTGTTGCCCATGAATTGCAAGAAGTTGTTCCTTCTGCTGTAACAGGTGAAAAAGATGCTGTAAATGAAGATAGCACACCAAAATACCAAATGGTTGATAAGTCTGCTTTGATTCCATTGCTGACAAAAGCAATCCAAGAACTCAAGGCTATAAACGACACACAAGCCGAAACAATCAACGCACTAACCGCCCGTGTGGTGGCTTTGGAAGCCAAGTGACCCCAGAACTGCAAAAGTACTATGAAGCCCGCTTTGACATGATGTCAAAAGAGGGGTGGAAAGACTTAATGGAAGATATTGACACAATGATAAATTCATTGAACAATATCAGTACAATCCCTGACGAAAAGTCCTTGCATTTCAAGAAGGGCGAATTGTCAATACTCACATGGCTGAGAACCTTGAAAGAGGTCAGCGAGAGAGCATTTGAGGAATT